AAAAAAAAAAGGGGGCCGGACACAAAAAAACCTCCCACCCTCTTTTTTTACATCCCTGCCATAAAATTCATTGCTTTTGCAAGAGTGTCTTTATCCAGGATTGGTTCTGTAGAATCTTTATCTTCTACATCTACATCTTCACCAGAAGATTCCTCAACCTTTTTAACTGGTTCTGGAATTTTAACTTCTTCTGGCTCAGGCGTTACTGGATTTATCACTTCTTCTACAACTTCATTTGTGGATTCTTTTTGTTCCGTCTGTGCAATTTCTACATTTTGTTTCGTTTGCACAACAGATTCTTCCTGTTTTTTCTTCTTCCTTTTTTCTTTAACTATTGGAGTGGAAACTGTATTCGTATTGATTGGAAAATTATCAAAGCTATTTAACAGTTCATTTCCACGTCTTTCGATTTTATCAGTCTGCATTTTTCTTTCTATCATTTCACCAATGATGATGGATTTAGCAAGAAATCTGCTTAATGATTTCCCTCGCTTCATTTCCAAAATATCATAAGCTAATTTCTGATCAGGATCGGATAAATCGAAACCAATATTTTTTCTGATTTGATTTTTTTCTGCCAATAAGATCACAACCTTTACAAAAAATATGCTTACTGTTTATTCATAAGGGATTTCGCACTTTTATACAAAATCTGTGCCCCTTTTGCATTTGCATGAACATCTTCAATGAAAATGACTTTACCTAATAAACCTTCTTCCTGTAACTGCAAGATGTATGGTTTAAAAATTAAAGATGCACCACCGACAAAAACACTTGTATACATTTTTAAATCAATTTTATCTTCGATAAACGTTTTAATACCTCGTTTCAAATACTGTAATGCCATAGTATCTAACGTATCTAATACTTTTGTTTGAATCGCAGCTAAATTTGATGGCAATGTTCGATTTTTGATCAGATTATCAATATCATCTTCTCTAAGATGAAGATCATATTCTGATACAATATAATTACTAAACTCATTATAAAATGGAATGATTCCCAATTCTCTTGTATCCATGATATCTTTTTCAGGATTTCCATTTCGTACAGAAAGATAATCCCATGTGAAACCACCGATATCATGTAACATGATCAACGGTTCTTCCTTAGTTAAATTGGAACGAGTATACAATGCAGCATGTCCCTGAATAAAAACAATCACATCTTTAAATGTAACAGACATCGGGTTATCATTAAACATGAAATTTACATGCTGACCTTTCATCATCATATAATTTTTCAGATTTTCATGCTGAGTACGATAATGAGCCGGTGGAAGGCTGAGAAGTAACTCAACTTCGTAATTATCGCCTTTCAGGCCTCTTCGTTTGATTTCTTTCGCAATAGCCATTAAGGTTAAAATGAAAAAGCGATCATCTGTATGTTTATATCGTGTATACTCAATTCTGTGACTTCCTACGGTATAATACTTTCCTTCATACTGTATGCAATCATTTCTGAAAAATGTCGTAGATGGATTACTGTCATATGAATCCAGTCCTGTCAAAAATAATAACTCTGGTGTCTTAATATTTTTGTTTCCTAAATCTACGCTTACGATCATAATAAGCTCCTTTCTTTGTGTAAAATTAATTTTTTCTTTGTTGTTTATTTTTGAGACGTACTAATGAATAAAAGTAGTCGTCAATGCCTTTTTTCTGCCAAACAGTATAATCCTGACAACGATTGATGGATGCATCTACATTCATCTTAAACTCACTGTAATCACCTGTTTCAACATCAATCAGTTTGCAATTAACATCTTCGTGTGGATGTAGTGGATTTAATATTGGCTCTGGAATGATCAATCTTCCTGTCTTTTCATCTGCAAAAAACTCATCAAAAAATTCACGTTTATGATTTGTGTATGTAGAATAAAAAGCATAGTCTTTATCATTGATCAGTACCTTATATGGCGTATTTTGTTTGAAATTACCGTATATCTCTATCGCATTCCAACGATACACTTCCATACGGATTCCAACTTCATGTGCAATATCAAAATTCTTTGCCATTGCTCTGTATACATTAGGATTTTTGAATTTGTCCATGTCAAATCCGTCATATACAAGTTCACATCCATATTCTTTCAAGCTGCTTAATGCTTTTTTTGTAGAATTAAACTGTCCACATCCAGCAATTGCCACAAACGTCATCGGTTTGTTCATTAGATATTTTGACAATTCATGGGCTACGTTTGCTTTTAAACAGCCTTCTGTCAAAACAACCGTTTTTGCTAAAGGATCATCTCCGATAAAATGTACCGGTGATCCTGGAGAACTTCCGCATTCTTTTCCTTGGCTTGAAAACCACATATATTTAGAATCTCTGATTGGTTTATTTAACCTGATCTGGAATCCCTGAATGTAGCCTTCTCGGCTCATCACTGGAATAAGAATTCCGGCGAGGGCTGGTGTAAAATTGACTTTCCATTTGCCATCTAACATATAAAATCCTGGAACTCCTTTAAGATCCATATTGTAAGATAATAGTGTTTTCACAATATTATCAACGCCTGTTACTGGAACAGATCGATATTGATGTTTTTGGATAGCGGCATCATTCAGACCTCTTTTTCTAAGATTTTTTTTGTGTTCATCACTCAGTGTCAAAATAGAAAGCAATGCTCGATACACATAATCAATTTCTCTTACATCTCTTTTAGGTTCTTCTTTTGTCGGTTCATCCACATCTATTGAACGATAATCTTTTTCGATTCCGTAAAGATCACAGATATTGTGATAGGCTTCACTGTTTGTCATATTGAAATATTTTGCATAAAGCTGCGTTCGTCCTCCTCCAGAATTATTCACACCTCTCGTCATGCAGGCACAGCAGTTCCACATATTCTTATTAACTGAAATATGTAAAGCTCCTTTGCTGCCACAGAATGGACAATCTGCATAGATTGTTCCGCCTGTCAGTCTGGCATTTTTAAGAGGTAACAGTTTTGCTTCGTCTTCTATAGTAAACGGAAATCCCATGATGCCTTCCTCCTTTGCTTTATAAGTTATATTTCTTCACTAATGTTTCCGCATGTCTTTGTAATTCAGGCTCAATAAGACTTCCTTGTCGTGCCATTTCTATAAGATCATTTGGATCCATTTTTGCAACATCGCAAAGCATTATTCCTTCATATTTTCCTTCTTTTACCATATAGTTTTCAGCATCATCATAGATGTTTTTTGTCTTTCCACGTCCACGATTAGGATCTAACTGTAATTCTTCTTCACCTGTCTCATATGGAACTAAATCCTTTTTTTCTGTCCCAAAGTATTTTTCTTTGGATACGGGGTCTAAGTCGGAAGACTTTTTGTTTTCTTTCTGTCCATCTTTGACAGATTCTTTCGGACGTAAAGCTTCTGGAATATCATTAAATTTCAAAGGAGTTTTGTTTTCATCGTAAAAATCCTTTGGAACGCTGATATCATAGGCAAGCATCAATAAATATCTGCGAAGATATGTGATATTAGCTCCTGTGATCTGAATTTTTCGCATATTATTGTTATGTTCATCATCGTTTCCTGGCCATGGAATGGTAATTTTTCCATGCTTTTCTCCTGTAAGTGAATCAATCATAATTAAAGACATATCGCCATTATCTTCTTTACATGGCATGTCCGTAATTTTGTATTTGCACTTTAACGGATGAAGAACATCATTAATCCCTTTCAGATCAATGTAGTCGTAATCATCGGTTTCTCTGTTTTTGACAAGATTTTTATTTAGTTCAGCAATTAAAGCTGCACGCCTGTCGTAATAGTTCATTTTTGTTATTTGTTCATCTGTAAATTCGTAAGTTTCTTTCTTCATCGTAAATTTTCTCCTTAATAATGAAAAAAACTACTGTGCTTTCTGCGTCAGTAGATTTAACAAATTGGTATTTCTTGCTTCTGAAAAATCATCATTTACAGCCATAAAAAAAGCAGCCAGGGAACCAATGAAAATAACTTTTTCTTTTGCTCTGGTTACTGCTGTATATAATAATCTTCTGGTTAACATTCTGTGATAAGATTTCATCAATGGAATGATCACAATCGGATATTCCTGCCCTTGGGACTTATGAATACTAACACCATATGCTAACGTCAGTGTCGCAAAATTTTCTTTTTTATACTTAACTGTCTTTTCATCAAATTGAATCGTAATAGTAAAATCTTTGGGATCAATCTTAATGATTTTTCCAATATCGCCATTCACGATTCCATTTATATTGCTGTTTGAAGTTTCTAATACTTTGTCTCCCATATAAAACCTTTTTCCATATGTTTCAACATATTCTTTAGAATCTGGTGTTGCATAAGGATTGATCAAGTCTCGGATGACTGGATTTAAATATTCCGTTGATGTTAGGGCTACTTTTCCACTCCTGCTAAATTTTTTACGCAGCGGTGATAAGAGCTGTACGTCAGAATATTCTCGATTCTCATAATTCATCTCATAAATTTGAGGTATTTTTTTAGAGATTTCTTCTTCAATCATTTTATCATTTCCTTCGATACGAATTAGCTGAAAATCTCTCTCATTCCATATCATCTTTGGGTTTCCTTCATTGATCAGTTTTGCATTGATTGGAATCATAGAATTCTGACCTTGTCGGAAAATATGATCCAGAATTGTTGTAGGGATTACTTTGCTATCGATCATATCCGTAAACACCTGTCCAGGTTCAATGGATTGCAGCTGATCTTTATCTCCTACGAAAATCAAAGTCGCATCAGGTCTTACCTGCGTGAAGATATCTCTAAATAACTTGCATCCGATCATCGAAGATTCATCTACAATAACAACATCTTCATTGACCATACGATTTGCAACAAATTCATCGTCTAAGAAATATCCTAGTTTGCTATGAATCGTACCACCATTTTCATAGTGTGTCGCAGAGATCATTCGTTTTGTAGCACATCCTGTTGGTGCCATTAACAGTACCGATTTCCCACGTTTAAGAAAACACTTGATCATAATGTCTATGGTTAATGTTTTTCCTGTTCCTGGTCCTCCGGTTAGAATAGATAAGTTATAAATCTGAGATTTGATAACTGCTTCTTGCTGCTGCGAAGCTAACAGGATTTTTTCTTCTCTTGCCAGATCATTGATCTCTTCAATCATCTTGGCTCTTTCATCCTCAGATAAGATTTTTTCTCCTAATCTTTCTCGAATCATCTTATTAAGTAGCATTTCTGCATCATAATATTCTTGTAAAAAGAATTTTCCATCTTCATAAACGATAGATTCATCGACCAACTGACTTTTAAAATAATCCAATGCAAACATGATTGTTGCTTTTGGGACACTTTTATGCATTACATAATAAGTTTCATTAATCAGATCATTTTCATAAATAAAAGTATGTCCTTTATTTTTACATAATCTTGTAATCGCGGAATAAATCCCGCACCGGATTCTGATCGTATCATTTTTCTCTTCTTCGGATGGCTCGTGATTCATTTCTATATCTGCTAATGAAATTCCAGCTTTGTATAGATTATAAATATTTGCATCTAGCATTTCTGTAGCATCTTCTCCGAATGCTTTAAGAACTTTTCTGGCCTGACCTTTTTTTAGGTCATAAGTACCCATCAAATAACATAATCTTTCTTTTCTTTCCTCAGCTTTGATAAAGTTTCGCACAGCCATAAGTTTTATTCTTGGAATCGTTTCATGTTTAGGAGGTTCTTTTAAAACGTGAAAAGTATCCGTTCCAAAGGCATCCACAATAGCTTTTGCTGTCTTTTTCCCGATTCCAGGAACTTCATCTGCCAAAACTTCCTGAATGGCTTCTTTGGTTTCTGGAAGCAAGACTTTAAATCTTTCCGCATGAAACTGCAGGGATTTTCTTTTTTTATAGATATTTTCTTTCCATTCTCCATAAAAAATAATCTCTCGGTTCTTTTGTCTTGGAAGATCTCTTCCTAAAACCGTGAATATATCCTGTTTCCAAAGTGCCAATTTTGGTACCTCAGATATCGCATGATATCTTGCGATGGAATATGTACCATCATCTAATTCATTGATTTTCTTGTAAAAACTACAATGTACTTCTTGCATAATTTTTTCGTTACATCTAAATATACTTATGATTGTAACGTTCTCCTTTCTTTAAATTTTCCTTTTTCAGAGAAAATCTTGGAGACTGTTTTTGTACAGTGCAAAATTTTTGATAAATATCCGGATACATTTCTGCCAATCTTTGCGAAGATTCTACATTAAATGTAACCTTGGGTTCTTTTTGTTCATAATTCAATATGATTTTTTCATCATCATGAACAATAACTCCTCGATCATAACGGGTATCATCTGCTCCCTTTAAGGAATTAATGAAATATGCTTTAATCCGATCTAAAGACTGATCTATTTTGCTCAGTTCTTGTTTTTTTACCTCTTTTTCCTCCATTAGCATGTCATATTGTTCTAACAGACTTTTAAATGGATCATAAGGTAATTCAATCGTTCCATCTACATATTTCTTTTCCTCTAATGCTTTAATAAGCAGGTTTGGATCTTTATCCTCAAACATACCCGGTTCTTCGTTGTTTTGAACATGCTGCCAAAATTCTTCCAGTTCTTCGATCATGATCTTTTCATATTTTATATCTCTTGTAACCTTTCGAATAATGACATCGTTCCGCGTGTTACCGTAGATGGCGATCACATATGCAACATCGATATCCATAACACACATATAATGCCTGACTTGGGCTTCATATTGGTATGGTAGTTTAGGATTTTCTTTCGTTCCATAATACTTTTTAGTAAAAGCATTAATTACCTTACATTCTAAAATAGCCATGCTGCCATCCGGCATCATGACTAATCCATCAAGATCAGCCAGCATAAATGGGTGGTCCGGATGCTGATACATGTATGGTAATTCGATAACTCTTAAGCCTGTTTTGAAAGAAAACATTCTCCGTGCATAAGGTTCCAATAATTGACCACATAATAATGTTTCCCAATTTTTTGGCTCCCTTTGAAAGCTGGACGTTTTTTCCCAAAACAACTCCAATGTCGATTTAAATTTGCCCTTTCCTCTTGCTGCTGCACTATCGCTGCCTCCAATTCCTTCTTTTCTCCACTTTAGCCACTGATCCTTATTTTCTAAGGCATTTGCTTTTCGTAGATCATGGATTGGAATTGGTTTGTGTCCATCCATAATATTATTTCCTCCTTTCTGGATAGTAAAAAAGGCACAAAAAAAACAGACATTAATATGTCTGTATATTTTTATGCCTTTCGCAATGAAATGTTCTATTAAATTTTTATATTTCTAAAAAAAGTCCTATTTATCCTGTTAAGGATGAGGAATCTAATAAAAATACAATATAATAATAACATAAATTTCTAATATCAGCAAGCATACAGAACAACTTATTTTTCGACTGCATGGACATAGGTTCGGTAGTCATGTCCTTCGTAACTACATGTCGCAAATGTATAAATCGGTTCATCTTTCTTCGGAATATTTTTTATGATTGATGATACACCATTTCTATTCTTAAGCTTAGTTATATAAGCATTTTTTTCCTCTTGATTTTTAAATGTAATTGGAATTGACGTGTCTGCCGTTTTAGCATAGGCAGAGAATGCTTTCAGATGATATGTTTTATCTGGTGTATATAATTCAATCGTATGCTTCCTTGCAAACTTCTCTTCTCGGAACTTAACCAGATCCGCAAACATACTTCCATTTCTCATATGGTGTCCATAAAACACATTATTGTCATTTAAGGCGAATTGTTTATTATCTTTGCTGTCAAGGAAGATGCATCCACCATATGTGTATTGCTTTTTAAAGTTTGTATGAAGATAAGATTGATTCGTTTTCCCTTGAACCACTGGATAATCAATGTTTGTTCCTTTTACATAAATCCAAGCAACAATATCGGAATTTATCTTTTTCAGTTTGTTCCAGTTAATATGTTTTCCTGTTTTTGTATCCTTTCTAATAGATTCATACGAACTATTTAACTGTTGATCTTCCTGAAATCGTTCAAAAATTTTTAATCCAAAGTATCCAGCTGCCACCAGACATGCAATAATGATAATGTCTAAACTAAATTTCAGGATTTTCTTTCCCATCTTTAGATCCCGCCTTTCTTTCGTTAATATCATAATGAAATGGTTTAGAAGGATCATCTCTATAGTAGAATGTGATCTGTTTCCCAATCCAGTATTTTGGACCACCCTCCTGAAGAAGAATTCCTCTTGTCTTTAATTCTAATCGTGGCAATAAAATCTCGTATGTTTTTTCATTATCTGTCTCTACAATGAAACTGCATTCTTCGGATATCAATCTTGGTGTGAGTACATCTGCCTTTGCTTTTTCTTTGTACCCTGTGATAACTCCTGTTACTTCTTCATATAGCTTATTCTGCTCTATAGCTCGTACATTAAATGTAAGATAGCTGAACCCGAATAAAACAAAGATCCCAATGATATTTAACCATATATCATTGAATGTAATTGCTGCAAATAATACAACAATTAAAATGGAAACTGCAAACAGAAAATTTTTGACATACAAAGATTTAAACTTTGATTTATTTATATCACTGAAAAATTTTTTTACTTTTCCCATAAACAAAGTCGGCAGATCTTATTAAATTAGATCTGCCTTCTCCTTTCCTGCCTTGTTTAGAATTCCTTATTCTGTTTAATGACATTTGTGATAACACCGACAGCTGTTTGCTTTTCTTCATTAATGTCATTAATTGCAAGTGTAACAATATCCCCAGGATATGCAACTGTATTTACTCTTGAATTGTGTGCAATGGCGTTTGCTCCATTTTCCAAACGGATAAACACTGGCTGATTTTCTTCGATATGTGTAACAACTCCCACACATTTATTACCGGGATGAATCTTCTTTAATGCAAGTGCAGCTGTATTTTTTACTGCTTCTTTTCCACTGACTCTTAACTTGATGTTTCCTTCTTCATCAACACTTTCATCAAGAATTTTAACTTGGATAACATCACCAGGGCTTAAATGTTCTCTTACATCAGCCACCCAGCTCCAGAATAACTCATTCATTGGCAATGTAAGTTCTACCCCGCAAATTTCTAAACGTGCAGATTGCTGCGAAACGGCAATAACTCTTGCCTCTGCTTTGTCATATTTCTCTATGTCAAAAATTGGCTCATTTGACGTGAAATACTCAAATCGTTTTTTTCGTAATGCATCTGCTCTGGAAGCAACAATATGGATATCATCTGGATCATCTCGATCAATCCCTCTTACGATAAAATCAACAACTGCTCCAAGCATCTTACTAAGAATCTGCGTTTTTCTCACCCATTCGTCTCCGTTATCGTTATTTGACAGCTCAATTCCCATTTCAGAGATTGGGATTAACACAGACTGGTTTTTATAACGAACACGACAATTGGTATTTTTTGCTCCAATATCGGATACTTCCATGTCTGTGATTATTCCAGACAGAATGTGACGTTTGATTCTGGAATCTTCCAGCTCATGAAGCACATAATTGACTTCATTGTAACTTGGTGTCCCATCTTTGTTAATCGTTAATATGCTCATAACTAATTTTAGCAGAATTCATTGTAGAATCCTGCTGCTCCTTTCTTAAAATGATTTAATGGTTACCTGTCAAATAGGTATAAAAAAGCACCTGAACCAAATGGTTCAAGTGCATAAAAAAATGGCATCACACTTCTTTTTTTAGAAATGTATTGCCATCTGTATATTTTTATATCTAATTTGACAAGATATATTATATCATTTTAAAAATAACATGTCACTATTTATCAGTAAATTAATGCAAAAAAATGACAGGCCATCCATAAAGGAATAGCCTGTCATTTTACAATAAATTTAACTTCTTTCTTATTTTTATCTGATCAATAAAGTATTGATGATTAATCGTTGATATATATTTTTCAAAATTTTCCACCATATATCCATCCAAAAAGATATCGCATCTCGCTCCATTTTTTAAAACCGCAGAAGTCATCCATAAATTACGGACATATTCTGGTGCAGATTGATCAAGTGTTTGATACACATAGTCATTTTTGAACCATTTTTCATATCTTTTTCTATATTTTGTATAGTTTGGATCAATATAGATATGCAATGATAAATACGAGTCTGACTCATATGCATCTTGCATCGCATTATCCAAAAGAGATTGGTACGATCTACCATTTTCATCCTGATGAATCGCATTAAGGATTATTTGTTTATCATCCTTTGGAAAATCATATAATCGATCAAATAATTCTTCAATCGTTTCTGGTGGTTCAGTTTCATTGATTTCATTATCTTCCCGATAGAATCCTGAAATATCAACAGAATACCTTTGTATATCTAACAACGAAAGATACTGAATCTCAAGCTGATCTGAAAATTCAGTATAAACATCAGACACTTCTATTGTAAAATCCAGATCATCATTCGTATATTGCATATTTTTCTGGTTGATACGTTGCAACAATCTCTGAGCCTGATCTACATTTAAACCTAAACTTTTCCCAAGTGCTTCAATGTATCGAATAAATAATGCAAAAAAATTGAACTGATGATCATCTAAAAGGAAAGATGCATCATTGTATAATACAAACTTCTCTCCAAAATATAAATCAACCATTTCATAAATCTGATTGTTCACGATTTTTACCTCCTAAAACCATTTCCAGACAATGCATCCATATAGCATTGATCAATATATTCATGTTCTTTTGTCAGTGTGATCCACTTCCAAAGATTTGCTCTGGAATCAATGGAAAGTACACAGAAATGATACACTGCATCATTGATGCGAAGATCAGATCTTCCAAAAACATCCATGAAAAACTTTCCATCTAGCATACGATAAACTCTTTTTTGATCCAATGGGTATTGAATCTTTTGTAAAAAACGAAGTTTATATAAGATATCATCATTTTCACGGATCAATAGAAACATGGATGGAAAAAACCTTACTTCATCTACTCTTATAAAAGAAGCACTTCCTAAACCAATATAAGCCTTAGAAATCAGTTCTTCTATAGAAGGACCTTTTATGATTTTCATATCAAATGTTTGTTCTTTTTGAAATTCTGGAAATTTTCCTTTTAATTGCTGATAAAATTTGCGTTTTAAAGATTCAAATTCACCATTATTATCGTCATCATCATAAACTGCAAAAAAAACATGTTCCATCTGATTTTTATCTAAAATATCATTTAATAAAAGAAGATCCTGGTATACGATATACCTTTGCATATCATTATAAAAAGTATCTTCTTCATTCGAATTGTAAAATAAATTTTGATGATATTGTGAAATTCCTAAATAAGATTCAATCTCTAAAATGTATTTCTGATATAATCTTGTTTTTAAGGTAATATTACTTTTTAAGTCATAATTTACCAATTCGTTAAAAAATCTCATTTTAATTTTCCTTTCTGTTGTTGTTTGATTAGATTTGGATCAGTTCTTGTACAGGAACACCCAAATGCATCAAATGAATAAATTCCTCCACAGGTCCAATCTCCGCTTAAAATTTTAATCGTCTGTATTAAACAGATATTTGCAGCGAACAGATTTGTGACTAAATGCTGTGGTTTGACATTATTCAATTCTGTACATGACATTTCTAATACACTTTTACTGTCCTCTAAAACTTCCGGAAAATAAAAAGCACGATCCGGTGCAATAACTGCCTGATTATTTTTAATCCCGACAACAACTTCTCCAGTACTAAATTCATTCGCAGCATCAATATAAATGATGTCCGTATATTCTTCAAAAATTTCATGTAAAATTTTTCTGCAATTATGATTATCGACGCAACCGATGATGATTGGAACGAAAGTTTCTTCCTCCTCATAAGATTCTCTTTCATAGGTATTTCTCATAATACGTAACATATGTTCCTTAGATGCTATATATTCTGGCACATAAGAAAATGTTAGATTATACATATCGCTGACTGCTAATGCCATTGCTTCCGCTTTGTTCATCAGTAGGTCTTCCGGAGTAAAAGACTGTCGTTCAAGATTTTTCTCTTCTACCGTATCTCCATCAATTAAAATCACATCTGCATTTATCATATAATTTCTGTTTGTAGCTAAATATCTCGCTAATTCTTTAATGTAGTTGGAACCTGTACCACCGCATCCAATAATAAAAATTTTCTGTTTTGTTTCTTCTCTCATAATATAAAATAACTGTCCGATCAATGACCGGACAGTTTCTCCTTTCTTAAATATGTAAATTGTCAGTTATACAAAAATATCTTCTACAGAAAGCTCCTGAAAAACTCCATTCATACCAGCTCGAAGCATGATATTATAAGAACGTGGATTTTCTTCTGAAAAGTTACCAATGACCATGTAAAGACGAATTCCTTTTTCGTCACGATTATCCGTGGCTGAAAAGAAAGTTGGTAATTTCCCGTGACTGTGAATGTCCATAACAAGAACATATTCATCTTCCATAACGTTGTTTCGTTCAAAAGTTACATCGCAAGATGTTGCTGTCTGTCTTGGCTCGTATAACCAATATCCTTTTTCATCTTTTGTCATAAATAACTGCAAAGCACATTCTCTGTGAATATCCATGCGGAATCTATCAATAATATCAGATAAAAGTTTTTTTGGGATCTTTAACTGATCAGAATTTAAAGAAAAATCCAGCTGATTTTTTCCTGTAAGAACAAATTTCCCATATGGCCGGTATTCTGTAACTCCATTTTCGTTAACTTCTCTGTGAAAACCTTCCCGACTTGATACAATTGTTGCACCTTTTGTACTGCTTTTTAACATTGCTATAATAAAATGACGTTTATCATAAGTCATGCTCGTGCGTTCTTTACTGTATTCTGGATATGTAGCTTCCAATGCTTTTCGGATTTCTTCCATTGTTACAATATCTTTTCCGTGAAAATCATCTGCTGAAAACTGAATGTGGTATCCACCTGTTGCCACTGTGATCGGCAACTGAATCATGCAGATATCAGGAACATAAACAGCTTTCTCCTTTAAAGGAATAATCGTGTTTGTATGTTCAATGTACTTGAATGTACAATCTTTAAATTCCGGATGAGTCTTGCTGTATCGTTCCATGATCTCAGCACCGCTGATTGTCTGATCTTCCTGATCTTTATCTGGTTTTATCTGTTCCATCATTTCAGGAAATCCGATCAGAACTGGTAGCTTATAAGCACGCAGCACCTGTTTGGAATCAGATTTGTAAAATGGAATCAAAACATGATCATTATTATTAACGTAATGGTAATTACATCCGACATACTGAGGAAATTTCTTATTCCATGCTATGACAGCTTCTTCCACTCCTTCATTACTGATCACATACTCTTTTCCAAGTTTAACAGTAAAGATTCCCTGATCTTTGATCTCGGGTAACTTTGTTTCTTTGTATTCTACCTGCAAAATGCAGCTATTATCTTCTTGCATTTTGACAGTAACAATCCCTTTTAGTTCTGGAAATGTCTTAATTACATGTTTTTTAACCTCTGTTGATGACATCTCCTTGTTTTCCTCGTTGATTGTATAACTGTAAGGACCACCATAAACTACGATAGGGCATTTATATTTTTTTGTTTCTGTTTTCTTTTCGGATACTTTAGAAGTATTTGAAACATTTTCAGTTTTTTTTGTTTCTTTGGTATTCTTTGTTTCTGTTTCTTTCTCTGGTTTCTGTTCTACTTCTTTTTCAATTCCAAGAAGGTCTAAAAGATCCATCTGTCCGTTTACATCATTTTTCATCGTAATTAATTTCCTTTCTAAAATATACTTCTTTTGTAAGTAAGTGGGTTATATTCCTGTAATATCTCATAGGGAAATTCTTTTTTCCCATTTAAGGTATCTAATAATTCTCTTATCGTTGCCTTTCCAAGTGTTGTTCTATGTGGGGTATAATAATCAGAATTCATTGGGCTATCAAAAAACAGAATCGGAAGAATGTCCAGATCACTTAATCTTTCAATCTTTCGGATATTGTTTGATCCATAACAAACTCCTCCTGCACCACTGACATTTGCAAATGGCCATTGATATAAGTTTGGCATACGATCTTCCTCCAGTAATTTTGCTGCCGTTTTCTGGTCCATATCTTTTTCCAGACAAAACAAATCTGTTGATACACATCCGTTTGTTGTTACTGAATGGATCATCATAAGATTAGGAATCGGAATCTCATAAACGCTGTTTTCATATATGATTCTCCGGACATCTTCTTCTAAGAAAATGGCAGTTTTACTTTGGATTTTGGGAAAATCCTCAATTCTCTGTTTTGTTGCAAGATATCCTCGTGGCACTCTTCCAAGAAAAAGTTCTTTCTTTTTATGTTCTTTTGTTTTTTCTAATAATTCATATAAGGTTTCTGTACGAATTACCTTCTGCTGTTTGATTCCATGATCATCTATGATAATATGGCAGCAGTCAATATAACCTTCTCTTCGGTCTTTTTCTTCATCAAATATAATTTGTATCATAATAATCTTCCCTTTCTTTTCTTATGTGGCATTTTGTAAAATTCTTCTTTTGTCTCATGTTCTCTTGAAACATAAGTCATTTGATTAATTCTAGTTAACCGCCCATAATCTGTTAAAAATCGTTCGATTTTTTCAATCGAACAGTCAACAGCTCCTGCGATACATGCCATCATTTCCCTGTATTCATCATTAAAGCAGGACTCTACGGAATCCTGCTTTAATAATTCTTTCTTTAAAATTTCTACATTAATCATGTTCTTCACCTCTGATTAAAAATCTGACATTGCTGCCTGTTCATCTTTAATTTCTTTTGTTTCTTTTGAAATTTTAGACATTTTTTTGTTGATTCTATCTAACTGCACAGATCTGTATTCTTCATAATGGGATAAAAATAATTGAATTAATTTTATTTTTGTCTCAATTTCTGAATCTTCATTTGAAAACTTACTGAACAGAACATAATCTGTTGAATGCCAGATATTCCATTCGAATTCTTTATCATAATATGAAAATCCAAAATGATCACTCCAGTGGGAACCTGAACTCATACATATAGAAAAAGTTCCATTATTCATAAAATACTTTCCATTTTGATCTTTCATAAGCGGACCTTGAGTTTCTTCGTCCCAATTACCATACGGTGCAAGTCTTACATTAAGTCTTTTGCAGCTTTTCTTTAAATCATACCAATCATTTAGAATTCCACATGTTAATAATTTGTTTTCCATTTTGGCTAATCTGTTTTTATTGTTCATTGTTCTTTCATTTTTTGCGATAATTTTATCTGTATTGATATTCGCTATCATTTTGAGTAAATCGCTATAATCATAAATTGTCATATACTAAACTCCTTCTCTTTCTAATATTGTTATATCCATCCCAATCAAAGCCGTTATTGTAAAATCTCAATATCTTTTTTATCATAGATATATTTCATGATATCTCTGATAACTGATTCTTCTCCCCTGATCTTAATATTTAATGTTTTCATGACAGGTTTGTGGATTTCACGATTCAACGGATACGGATAATTCTGAACGGATGAATTGTTAATGGATGATTTTCTGTTCTTTTGAATTGGTGTAGAACTGCTACTGACTTTTCTTGAAATTGGTTCTGGAACTGGAATAGGATCGAAATCGAACTCAAATGGCTCTACAGCTTGTGTTTCCTGCTGCTCTTTCATTTCCTGTTCTTTTCGTCTTAATTCTTCTTCTTTTCTCTTTTTTTCTGCTTCTAAAACTTTCTGCTTTGCTTCTCTAAGACTCTGATTTTTTTTGATTGCCTTGTTGAGATCAAGTTCTTTAAAATATTCCTGCTCAACATCGGATAAAAATTCTTCTTCTGCAACACATTTTAATGTATTAATATCTGATAAAATTTTATCTCTTTTTTCGATCATTTGATCCTTAATCTTTTTCTTGGATGTACTTTTTAGCATCCATTTAGAATCAATCTTTAGATTCTTAATAATCGGACATACAAGATATTTTTCAGGTATCTCATGAAGGAAAACATCTTCATATGTTTCTCTGATATAATCTTCTCTTTCTTTTTTCCAGACGTTTTCAGATTCTTTGATCTGTGTATCAATCTCTTGAATTACAGTATCATATCTGGCCAACACATCATCCATATCTGTTTTTGTTTGTTTTACAATTGCTTCATACGGTTTACATGCACTGATTCTTTCAGAATTCAGATATTTTTTCTGTTTTCTTAGATCAGCCACAACTTTTTTAGCCTCTGGGATATCCTCTATGGTATAAATGATTCCTTTGTGTTGTTCCAAGATCTCATCAACACGTTCGATCAGCTCTTCTTTATTAAACTGAATTGCTGGCACTTCATTTTTTTTGATTACTAATAAATCTTCATTCATTTTATTTTTCTTCCTTCCTGGTAAATACAATTTAATAAATGTAAAAATAATATTATAGCCCATCCTGGTTTTGACCAAGACAGGCTATAATTGAAATATGTTACTTAGCTTTTATGATATCTCTAGTTCCAACTAGAAATATAATAAAAGCTCCCACTACAGTAAAATACCATAAACCGGTATCTACTATACGTAGGAAAGGAAAGATATCATATTCCCATGACAGGAATTGAGTTCGTAGTGAATACATACCGTAATTCACTAACAAACCAAACGCTACAAATAGTAGCAATTTGATCATCTCCTTTACCTTTTTTGGTAACATAATGTGCTTATTCTTCATGATAAGCCTCCTTTCTTTAATTTATTAATAACACCCCTTTCTCATAAATCTCAATCAATATATTTATAAATTCTCTTTTATTAGCATTTTTGCATATGAATCAATTTCTTCTTCAGAAAACTTATTATAAATTTCAGCTTCCTTTTCTTTGCTTATGCAAATTCCAAGTTGTTCTAAAATCGAAATTTTATCTTTTCTAAAGCGATCATTTGCTTTATGCGAATATACACTCATTTCCATAAGCATTCCCTCCTTCTAGTAAAATAAAAAGGCATAAAAAAGCAGACAATTATATATTCTGCTTAATTCATGCCTCAAAATGCTCTACGCATTATAGGTTAAAATTCTATTTATTTTCGCACGATGATAATATTGCGGTCTTTATGTAAATTCTGCGGACACAGTGGAAAGCTACATTTTTATAACTCACCGTATTTTCAACATGTGTTTGTCCATTTGAAAGATTATTTACATAAACGTACATTTTATTGTGATCTTTGTGCGTCCACATAACTCCTGCACATAAAGACAATATAAATGTAACTCCGCAGATAAGTGCAAGTTTCATAAAATAATTAGTTTTTCCCATCTTTCTCCATTCATTTTGAAAAAAATAAAAAGGCACAAAAAAATACAGACTTACCGCCTGTTTTAATTTGTGCCAATATTGGTTAATATTCTATTTTATTAATACATCTATAAAAAAAGTCCTACTACACCCATGGTGCTTAGGAATCTAATAAAAACTACAAATATATTATAGCATAAGGATCTATTATTGTGAATACTTTTTATCTGCTTTTAGAATAAATCACATCCTTGTTTTTTAAATGCATTTACCTGTTGATTCCAATTTTCAGAGGTCCAATGATATTGCTCCATTAAGCACTTTTTACAATAAAATTTATTTACATTTCTTCCATGCAATTTTAAATTCATGCTTAATACATCTCTTTGCTTTATCCTTGTTTTTCCACACCTGCAGCATGTCTTGTTAAAATACTGTACAGCTACTTCTTTATGAATTCCTGTGTACATTGCAAATTCATCAATTACCTGTTCTGTAGGTACGTTTCTAAATGTACCGCCGTTCCAAGCTTGTGTAAGATATTCATCTAATGTACAATTCATAACGAGCCATTTCTTATTCTCAATAAAATCTTTTTTTAGAATTTCTCTCCATCGCTGATATCCATTTGGATACCAGTATTTATCCAGAATCCATGTGGATTTAGAATAGTAAGGACACGCACAATGGCATCCTACTCTGGAATAACCTTTTTTATATTTAGGATTTACGGGAATCTTTTTCCAGACTGTATATAACCATACATCCAGTTCTGTCCATTTTCTAATAGGAAGAATCCCTTTCCAACATGTATCATTTCCCCATTCTGCTTTATTAACCCAAACATCTTCATATGCTTTACGTGTTAATGATTCGTCATTTCTCATACCCATCCATAGCAGATATGGATGATTATGATTGAGTTTCGATACCATAACACCAGTTTTAAATATTCGGCAGCAAAAACGAGATCTTCTGTTTGGTATCATATGATGAGATTCCACATATTCATAGAATCCTTTTCTTGGATTCATGATTTCACAGTTAGAAAATCTTTTCGCCATACGATATGTATCCTTACAATCAAGAGTCGTATTGTTAAATACTGCTTTAGTATCTGGATACAGACTTCTAACCAGATAACATGTCAACATCGAATCTTTTCCCATTGATACGGGAATGATTGATGTATATTCTTGATATTCCTTCATTTTTTCTTTGATAAGAATTATTGCTTCTGACTCAATTTGTTTCAAATGCTCTTTCTTCATTTCAATTAAATCCTGCCAGCTTGCCAAATCCACATCTTCTACATTGTCATAATCTTTCAGTTTTCTCAGCTCAACGGTTGACAGATCATTAGAAATAACGACTCTGTAAAATTTATGGATATTCCCATACTTATCGAATCCCTTAATAATCTGTTTATCAAGCCAAAAATAACCTTCTTTTATGTCTGCTAATTCTTTCCCTGTTACGTCTCTTAAAAATTTAATATATTCTTTGTATATAAGATTCATCCCAGCCACTAACCGAATCCGGTGAATGGCAACATATGGATTGCTATTATGCGAATGAATTATAGTCTAATTCAAACTTATAGCCACGATCTTCAATTTTCCGGGCGAATATCTCTTTTCTCCATCGCCCAACCTAGTTTCACTAGGATAAGGTATTACTCCTTTCTCTGTTTGATTTAATAAAATTGTTTCTATAATATTTAATCATAATAATTTTTAAGTGCATGATATGTGTGATCATACCATGCACTCTTCTCCTTATGTCCATTAAACTTAACTAATGATGAAATATCGACTTATATTAGTTTGTCTGGATGCTCAATATCTCTAACAGCAAATCCATCCTTCTGTATTTCTCCTAATTCATCTTCTGTAAGTCCAAAAAATGAAACTAAGATATATTTCAGTTCATGAATCTGCCCTAAAATATATCGATCCTCTGGATTTTTGACACTATCCTTATGTAATTTAGAATATCTTCTCTGATATTCGATCCGTTCCATATTCCAGGAACGTAAAATATTACTGTTTTTGATATTCATAAATACCCTTCTTTCTTATTTTGTGTTATCAGAATCTTCCTGTTCCAAAATCTTATGAATTCCATCTTCTAAACGCCAGTATTCAGCACCGTAAATTCTTGCATTATTACCGCCGTCATGTCTTTCTTTTTCTTCTGCGGAATCCTCACATGGAATAGAAATATCCTTTTTTTCCAAAAGCTGCTCAAATTGATCAATGATCTCTAAGCACATTTTTTGTCTTTTTTCTTTCTTCATTATTTAATCTCCTTTTAATATTATTCTAAAATCAGTTTGTAATCATGAGTGATTGGTAAATGATAATATTCATCTGTATCTGAAAAATGAAATACCATCTGTTGTAACCAAAATCCCACATCTTCTTTTCTGCCAGAAAAATTTTCAATAAATATTTGAATTTCTTCAATTCCTGCACCTTTTAAGGACTCTCTCTTTACAGAATCAGGAATTGTATGTTCTTCTTCCTCTGTATCAAAATAGACATTTCTTAACTCTGCATGAACATCTTTCGGTATTTGTTTTTTTAATAATCTACCTGAGACTGATTGATCATCATTCCAAGAATATTCGCTTTCTTCCCAATTAAGAGAAATTTCTTCCCCTTTCTTTGTTTTGATTGCAATGTAATCAATTGCCGGATAATCCTCAACAATATGATTAACAAATAAATCTAACATCAAATTTACCATTTTAATTTTCTCCTTTTGTAATATTATTAAATTGGGGCGTAAAACCCCGGCCGACGAAGTCGCCCGTGGGATACAAGCACCACTAATGTATAA